TCACGGGAGCGTTACATGACGGACGTCTCTCGGCTTCTTAAACGCCTTCAGCAGCGTGTCCGGCACTACATGGAGGTCGCCGCGTGCTCGCGAGCACGCGACGTACAGCTTGTTCCGTGAGATCGCAGCCATCTTGGCCAGTGTGCCCGCAGAAAAGTGCTTCCAAGACTCGGCATTTAAGACGACACATACGTCTTGGTAATGGTCGCGTCCTTTAGAGTCGCCCCAGTTCTGCGAGTAGCAGCCGTATCGGCCGTGTTCTTGGAAAAACAGCTTGATGATGCCTGGCGACGCGTACAGCTCTGCTGCCTGGGATAGATCGCTGACAACTGACACATGAGTGGTGCGCTCCGAGTGCGCATATATGTCCACGCCGATCATATCCCGGATGAACGAGCACACGGTGGCACTGCAGCGGTGACTTTTGTGCAGAGACGTCGTGTCGATAGTCAAGCCGGCGGATCGCAGCGCGTCCTTGAAGGCGTCATAGCTATCATGCAGCCCTTTGTTGACGGCGCCATCAGCGCTGGTAGAGTACGTGTGCTGATAGAAGTCGCCGACCAGCAGCACTTCTACGTTCGCCTGAATGATTTGCTTGAGTAGATTGAAGTCATGGCCGCCCAAATCCTGCACCTCGTCGACGCAAATCCGGTCGTAGTAGCGCTCCAGTCGACGCTGAAGTGCCGGGATGCAACCATGGACATCCAACACCTTCGCCATTCGCGCGTGGTAAATGCGACCACTTTGCGTGACGTATCGGTCACGGCTATTGAGCTTCTGGCGCGTTGAGTACTGGCTCGGTCGCTCGAACGCGATGCCCTTTGTCTGCATCTTCGCCAGAAGCAATGGGCGGTAGCAGAACGAGTTCAGGAACGTGAAGTAAGTACAGACAGTGATGTTGTCCGGAAGGTGCCCGAACTTCACAAGAACGCGGTGACGGATCTCCTCGCAGTTGCTCTCTGTATAAGTGATGAGTAAGACGCGCTTCACAAGGTCGAGGTCGTCGATAAGGCGAGCCGTCTTCCCCGAACCAGCGACCGCGAAGATCACTCGTTTATCCATTTGATGGCCTCCTGAATGTACGTCGGGGCTACGAGCTCAGCCTCCTTTTCCTGTAGGAGGTCAAAGGCGGCGTCAGCTTTGTTCGCGAGCATGTATGCCAAGGGTTCGAGCTTCCGTTTTGGCCGGCGGAAAACCTCGTCGCAAACGGCCTTGTTGTCTTCGTACAGACAGATCTCAAAGGTTGTGCGCTGGTTCGAATCCGTGTCTGCGAAGATTTTGGCATGGGGCATCACGTGCTCTGCGTAGTTGTCGACGCAGTTCTTTTGATAGTCGCCGTCGTTGTCGCGAATGACTGCCGTCCGCACCTCAAGTAGCTTAGCCAGATCCAGATAGCGTTTGAAGCTGGTACCACCCACCGAGATGACGTGGACGCCGTCCTTCTTCAATGTCGACCCCGCGTGCTTTTGATAGAGCGCATCTAGGAGAATGAACTCGGCGTCTCCCTCTACGAGGATTACCTTCCTCGACAGTGCGAACTCGAGGACGTTGTTGTCAGGCGCCTTCATGAAGAATTTCGCCGTATCGGATGGCAGCTTGTTGAGGCGGGCCTGCTTACCTTGCGGACCGAGCAGGATGGCCTTGCGCAAGTCAAGCCGAGAGGAAATCAGGCTGCTGTGAGTGGCGATGAAAAGTTGCTTGTTTGCCGACTGAGCGATTCGCTCGATGAGTCGATGCATCGTCGCGTGACTCAGGTGGTTTTCGGGCTCCTCCAAGAGCAGGACGTCCAGCTGACTCTCACCTCCTTTTTTGTTTAGCGCGAACTCGGTCTTGATAAAGCACTGCCGTCCCTTACCCTTGCTCTCGATGGGGATCTCATTCTCGGTGATAACCAAGTCGGACTCTAGGTTGGCCTTGGCGCTCGTGCGGACACCGAACTTGTAGTCCACCAGTGTGTCGTTCAACTCTTTCAGTTGTCCGTTCTTGAATTCGCCCTTGCTCTTCCGATAGGCGTTCTCGAGCCTGCTGCGGCTTCCGACGTCTGCATGCATGGCAAATACTGAGCGGGTGTACTCTCGCGCCGCATACTCGCTGTCGATTTTAGAACTATCGATTGCTAGGTGACGGATATGCCTCTTGACGCCAGAATAGGCTTCGCCCGCGAACGTATAAAACTGCACGCCGTAGTAGTCGAAGGGGAAGTTTTCCGGGTCTTCCTTTAGTGCTTCGGCGATGTCCTTGCTGAATTCGAGGATGGGCTCAAAGGACATTCGCAGGCCGTCCCGCTCGAGACGTTTCGAGTTGTATGTACCGTTAAGGCCAGGGTTTTTACCAGCGGAGAGGTAGACTTCAACGAACAATTTTGGTAGGCGTTCCACGGTACATGGCCCGACCTGAAACGCCTTGATTGCGCTGGCGTTCAATAGCGTCTCGATGCCCATGGTTTCGATTTTGCTGCGACTCCCGCTCATGACGAGTTCCAGCGCTAGCAGCACTGAGCTTTTTCCTGCCTCGTTGTCCCCAATGAGAAGGTTCAGTTCGGGATCAAACTCGAGTTCCAGGCTGTCGAACTTCTTGAAGTTCGACAGCACCAGCCTTTCAATCGTTGGCATCCTCGCTCTCCGTACGTCGCTTAGGCACACTGGCCGATGTTGAGGGCTGCACTGTCGGATGCGGCTCCTCAATTAACTCCATTTTATGCGAGCGCCACGCGGTGGGATATTACTGCCGCTTTGGTCACGGCCTTGACGCCGTGCGGGCGCGCTGGTTTACTAAAGTTCGGGGTCTAGCTGTCGATATATGTGTATCTCAACCACACACGCCGGACCTGGGCGATGGCACACAACGATTCTTTCCATACTTGGGTCAACACAGTCGGCGTAGTAGCTGCACTAGTGATTTCAGGGCTAAGCGCACTATTTGCCTATGAGAGCAACCAAGCCAAAGCGGAATCGCTGGCGCTGGTTGCTGTGCCCGCAGACACTTGCCCAGTGCGGTACTCGGGTAACGACGAAAAGGGAACGCTCGGTCTTTGCTGGGATGTGACCATTGCAAATGGGAGCGAAAATCGGCTCTCACTCGTCAATTACCAAATTAGATCGGTGGGTAAAAGCAACCAAGAGTCGGCCCTTCCGGGCAGCGCGCTTGAGACGACGGACGGCAAGGCGCTATCACTTCCTCTGAGTCTCGATGGCGGTGAAGCAAAGCGGATCAGAGTTCGATCGTCGGTGGTGATCGACGGCGCGGTAAACTCAGCGGTCCGTCAGATTATGAATCCGCGCGAACAAGGGAGGTCGAGTCCCGCTATTCCTCCGAACATGCGCGAACTGAGCATCGCGCTCGCTCGCTTGGCGCACGTCGACATTGCAGGGAATCCGCTACAGAATATTGCAGAAGATGACAATACCGTGCGCTGGACTTGGCAGGAACCCGCGAATTATTTGAGAAGTATCATTCGCATGCAAACGGGTAGAGGAGGCTGGGTGGCTCAATGGCTGGTCCAGCCGGTGGCGAACAGCGTCACAAATGCCACACGGTGATCACGAGGCTGCGCCGCCGCGCAGCCTCCAGTTCATTGTATCGGCGGGTTGAAACCGCAACCTATGCATGCCATTGGGCGGCGGACGTACTGCGCGATGTGATGGACCGAATCCACGCTTGTACTTCAGTCTCTGCCCAAAGCGACACGTTGCGAACTCGTCGTGGTCTCGGGAAGCTGCCTTCCTTCATCATGTCGTAGATTGTAGTCTTGCCCAATCCGACCATGTCCAGAACGGTCGGGAGCCGCAACAAGCGTTCAGTCGTGCTGCTCAATTCTAAAGTCCTCAATGTTTGATGACAGTTTCCCGCCTTCGCGGCAGCGGACGTGGGGTAGAACGAGCCGGACGCCGGTCATTTGCGTGACTCCTGAGCCGCTTTTCCGGGAAGATCAAGCAGATCTTCGAGGCCGGTCAGCGCGCGGTGGACCCCTTCGATCGTTGCGGACGACAGGTTGCCGAAACAAGGATCGTGTAGCACAGCCTGCATTGCATGCAAAAGTTGCTTTGACCGCTTCTCGCTGATCTTTCCTCGCGAGAGCGGAGTGGCGACTAATTCTGCGGGCGCCCGTGCATCTATACGTGCGTCTGCCGACGGCGACCGCGCGGGTGCTGCATCAAGATGCTTCTTCGTCACGCGTGTTTTGCCGCTCGCGGCGGCCTTTGCCGCACCTTTCTGCAGCCGCTCGAGCGCTTTATCGGGTCCGTGCTCGCGGATCTGCTCGATCGCGAGTGTGCCGGCGACCGTTCCATCGCGAACCATCCGGTGCAGTACCGCCGGTGCATGTTCGAGAAGAGCAACATCGCGCACTGTCTGATCTGTGATGTTCAGCCGCTTGCAGATCGTCGCGATGCTCATGCCGTGAATGTCTCGCAACTCGGCGATGGCCGCGGCCAGATCGAGTGGTGACGAGCGCTTGCTTTCGTTGCTGACGATCCCGTCGATTACCATTTCAGCGCGGTTGACCGTCTTGGCGTCGCGGACGACAACGGGAATTCTCTCCAACTTCGCGCCGGCCTCGATCGCCTTGCCGGCCGCGAGGTAGCGATGCTGTCCCTTGTACACAAACAGCAGATCTTTACCGTCAACCTTCCGGGCATAGCAATGCAGCGGGGAGCCCTTGTCGAATCCATTGGCGAGGATCAGCGACGTCAGGTGCGCGACCCATTCCGGATCGACAGGGCGGATGTTGTCCGCCGCGTCGTAGCGAAGCTGCTCGTACGGGACCATCCAAAGATCTGCCGACGTTGCACCGGCTGCCGCCGCAGCCGCCTTGATGTTGCCGGTCGGGATCGGCGCCGTCAGATCGAGTTGCTGTGTGCGAACATCCATTACGCAGCCCTCCGACGTTGAACGAGCAATTCGAGGCGCGCGACTTCGAGATCGATGTTCTGGCGGAACAGTCGGAGATAGCGCAACGCGTGCGCGGCAGAATCCTGCAACGCATCGGGCGTGATCTCGAGCGGATACAGGTGCGGGAACGACACGGCCACGTGGTTGCGGTCATTGCGCGTGACAATCGGGTGGTAGGCGGGACGCGTCTGCATTGACGCCGCGACTACTTCGGCATGCGCTGCTCGGCGCGGCCTGAATGTGTCGTCGGGGCCGGTGGCGTACGTGCCATCTGCTTGCTTGCACGGTATCGCCAGCGGGGGAGCGGCATCGGATCCGGCGAGCCAGTAAACGAAGCGCAGATCATGCGGGCGAGGTTGTCGGCGCAACAGTCCACCGCGTGCGAGCTTGTCGATGTGCTGAGCGGCGACGCCCGCCATGTCGGCGAAGTACGACGTGCACACATCTTCGGACGTCATCGCGCGATCCAGTCGCTTGAACACGTCGAGAATGCGAATGGTGAGGTCAGCGCGTTGCGCCGACGTCATGTCGACGAACGGATTTACATGCTGTTCGGAATGGTGGGCGCTCGTCATCATGCGGCCTCCCGGATGGTGAGCGCGCGTGACCTGCGCGGCTTCTTCGCTCGGGCGATCACTGCGGCGGCTTCCGCCTCGAGTGCGCGTTTCGTGTCCCGCAGGCGTTTGATTGCGGTCGCGCAGTCGTCTTCGCTCGGAATAGATATCTGCTTGGCCGCAATCTCGTTGCCGTCGAGGATCAAGTACTCCGTGTACAGGCCATCGGGCAGGGGCCGCCGACCGACGACATACTTGCCGATCAGAATAGGCGTCGTCGGCAGCTTTGCGTCCGGGTCGTAACGAACCACTGTTCGCAGAGAAAGGGTGTCGCGGCGCTCGACGTCAAAGGTAGGGATGATTCGGGCTTTGGTGCGCGGCATGGTGGTCTCCATGACGCCGGGGCCGACTGCCCCGGCACATTCAGGGCAGTTCAGACGGATACTTGATAGGCGGTTGTCGGGGCGACGACTGGGTCGTCTTGAAACACATTCACGGCGACAAACAGAAGTGTCGCGACAACGGTCCAGCGGAAGATGGCGGACTTCTCAAAGTTGCTTTGGCGGGCTGGCTCGGGAGGCGCAACGCGCGGTGTTTGCTCCTCACGGAGCCACTTTTGACGGGCTTCCGCGTGCACATCGGTCGACTTCATGGCTGTTCTCGGATTGAGCGTCGGGTGACGCGACAATCGAATTAAACACCATGTTTATCCAATGTGCAAACATTTTGTTTAATCGCCGTTTACCCGTAGGATTCGAGATATCGATCGAGGACGTGCGCAGCCATGTCGTGGCACCACGACAAGACTGCGAGCAGGTGTTGGGGATGGAGGCGAGGTGGGGGACTGACAATTTTCCCGTACCGGGTCACCGCAAATCGGATGTCGGTACTGAAATCCTGATCGTCAGGAGCGTGCCGTGCCGCACGAGTGGAACGAAATGTTTCGAGGTCTACGACGTTACTTTGTTGATCTCCGTTTCGGTGTTTCATTGGTGCTGGTTTCCCCGGAACTCACGGATGCCCTTACGGCTGCGCGTGAGTGTTTAGCGAATGACACCGCCGAGGTTTGCGATATTCCTGCCTCCAGCATTCCTTCCAAAGCATCAATGAGTCGTTCCGAAACCAGGCCGTTCGATGCTGCTTCAGTCAGCATGGAAGCCAAGCGTCGCGCCCGTATTTTCACATCGGTTTGAACCGCGGCCGGTGCCTTTGTGTGGCGCTCATCATGTTGGCCGGTGTAAATATTACTTGAGTGTAATGTTTCTTTCGTGATGCCTTCGTCGGCCATGCGGCCGACACCCGTCTTGAGCCAGTCGGCGCGACAGCCGATGACTGACGCCGCGTGAATCATGCCCCCCGCGGACATGCCGCGGCGCTCCCAATTGTTGATCAGTTGGGGAGACTCGTTGAGCAGGCGGGCCACATTTGCCGGGCCTTCGACCCCGCGGAGCTCTTTAGCGGCCACGTACAGGCGCTCGGTGGTCTCGTGCAGTTTCTTCATGCCGACAATAGTCTGCGAAGTAAACGCTGTGTTGTTAAACGGCACGTTTGCAATATCAATAAACATGGTGTTTAATTTGGGTATGAACAAGACCGCCCGGATTGAAGCTGACCGTCTGACTATCGCGCGCCTCGGTGGCCCAGCGCGGGTCGCCGAGCTTCTCGGCTATGAGAAGCAGCAGGGCGGTACCCAGCGGGTCTGCAACTGGCTTGCGCGCGGCATTCCCGCCGCAGTCAAGCTTGAACGACCAGACCTTTTTCTCAGTGCTCTACCTCTCGCAAATCCTATCGGCGTGCATTGATGCACGACAGGATGAAAGCGGCACATTCCCAAAGCTCCGTTATGACCTGCCGATACGACAGTACCGAATGGCTGGACGTGCTCTATACGTCCGTTCGAAACACGCCCGGGGGCGTCGCCGACGCGGCCAACTATCTGACCGTCCGGCGCGGTAAGAACGTCACGACCGAATCGTTGCGACTGCGTTTGCGTGGAGTCGGTGACAGCCGCCTGTCGATGGAAATGTTCGAACTGCTCGTCGAATGGATGCAGGAGAAGTCCGAGGCGAAAGCGCACGCACTCGATGCGTTGCACGCGCTCAATGCGCGGTTCGGACTGGTCGCCGAGCAGGTTGACGACCACGGGGCCGATGAGGCGGCCGAGCCTGAAACGATGCACCTCGTCTCCACCACGCTTCACCTGCAGGCACACGTCGGCCGCGTCGCGGATGACGTAACGCGAGCGCTTGAAGATCAGCGCATCGACGACCGGGAGGCCGAGCAGATCATCGCGACAGGCCGTAAGGGGCAGCGTTTGTTCCAGAGGCTGATCCACGCGGCACGCACCCTCGCTGCAAAACGTCGGCGCCGCTGAGATGGAGCGATTCAAGGCCGGCATGGGCTGCTGCCGCGTTGCGCGCGAGCAGGCCGAGCTGTGCTGCGGGTATGCGCAGCAGCTGGCTTGCGCCACGGCCACGCTCGCCCACCGATTTGATACGGCGCCGGATCAGGCCGGCCGCATGCTCTCTGACGTGATGTCGACGTTTCCGGATCGCATCGCCGTATTCCTCGCAGAAGCGCACCGCGTCGGTCGATTCGACGTGTTCAACGCGGCCGCTGCGCGCATATGCGCATCGCTTCCAACCAAGGCGGAACGTCATGCGTTTCGCGATCAGATCGTCGGCCGGCTCAGCGCGGCCGATCTTTCCGCGTTCGACGAACGGATGTCAGCCGAATGGCGTCGACTGCGCGGCAAATAACGGGAGACCAATGTGAAGGTAACTGGAACGAGTAGCAGCCTGCGACGCAGCGCGTCGCACATTCGCCGCAGGCCGAGCGGGCTGAACTGCTACGCAGCCGGGCGTGGTGTTTGGCGCAGCTTTTCCCACCGAGCCGAACGTGACCGACGGCTGCTCGAACTGCTGAACGAACGCGTGAATCGGTAGCGCTCGGTGGGCTACTGAAGACGTTGGGATCGGCCGCGGCGAGCGGCCAAAGTCATTTTGATGGAGGACAGATTTTCGAATGGCAACACTCGACCAGATCATCCAGCAACTGCGCGCCGCGGGGCACCCCGATCTGCCCGCCGGCCACCCGATCGCCGATGGCAAACATCATCGGTACGGGCCGCGCAAGAAATACTGGTACCAGCTTCGCGAGGTCGTCAGCAAGGGGGCCGTGATCGGCTACGGTGGCACATTCGGCCATTTCTCAGGCGACGATCCCGGCACCGAGCGTTTCGAATGGGGCGGTGCACCGTTGAGCGAAGAAGCGCTGGCAGAAACCCGTCGACGTCAGGAAGCGGCCGAACGCGAGCAGGCTGAGCGCGACGCCCGGCAAGCGAAGCTCGCCGCGAACCGCGCGCGCGATCAGTGGAGCCGTGCATCCGAACATGGCTCATCCGCATACCTGGAGCGAAAGGAGATCACGGCCGAGGGCGTGCGCTTTGATTCCGATGGCACGATGTTCGTGCCGATGTACCAGTACGGTGACGAGCCGCGCCTCGTTGGTCTGCAGAAGATCACGCCCGACGGTGCGAAGCGTTTCAACAAGGGTATGGAGAAGAAGGGCGCATCGTGCCTGCTCGGCGTGGTGGGGGCTGACGATCAGATCGTGATGGTCGCCGAAGGCTACGCGACGGCACGATCGATCCGCATGGCGATCGACCGGGCATTCGCAGTCGACGTTTGCTTTGACGCGGGCGGAATACTGCCGGCCGTGCGACGCTTGCGTGCGATGCACCCTGACGTTCACGTTCTGATCTGCGCCGACGACGACTGGAAGATCGAGCAGCGCATGCGCGAGTGGCTGGCCGAGGAGTTCGCTTTCCGCGGCGAGTTGGTGTTCGGCGGGGAACCGGTGCGGATCGAGGCGAAGAACACGTGGTACATGGTCGCCGCTGCACGCCGTCGTGATGACAATGGTGTGCCGTATGTCGAGGTGAGCTACGGCAACGATGTGATGCCGGTGCGCCGTAAGCGGTTCGAGAACACGGGCCTGAAACGTGCGTACGAGGCGGCAGCCGAGGTCGACGACGTGAGCGTCGTCTATCCGGTATTCGCCAATCGCGGCGAGCGCAAGCTGACGGACTTCAACGACCTGCACGTCGAGGACGGTCTCGAATCCGTCGCGGCGCAGGTGCAAGCGGCGATCTTGCGCGTCATCGCGCCAGCGAACGAAGACATCCGGCCGGCGACGGTCGCACCGTCGACCGCACATACGCCGCAACCGAAACCGCGCGCGACCGCTGCCGCAGAACAGCCCGAATGGGATGGCCGCGAAGCGGAGAACGGCGCACACACGTGGGAACAGGATCTCGCGCGCTCGGACAAGGGCACGTTGCTCCCGACGCTCGGCAATGTGCACATGATCCTGTCGAACCACAAGGCGTGGAAAGGCGTGATCGAGCAGGACGACTTCGGTGGGCGCGTGATGAAGCGCAAAGCGCCGCCGTTCCCGCAGGGCGTCACGGGCGAATGGACCGACATGGACGATCAGCGCTGCGCGTTGTGGTTGTCGCAGCGGTATGGCTTGTCGGTGCGCACCGACATCGTGATGAACGCGGTGCTGCTGGTGGCGGACGCAACCCACTTCCACGAGGTCCGCGAATACCTCGAAGGGCTCAAATGGGATGGCGTGCCGCGCGTGCGGTCGATGCCGTCGACATACCTGCGCGTGGCCGACAGCGAGTACGTGCAGCTCGCGTTCATGAAATGGATGATCGCGGCCGTCGCACGCGTGATGGAACCGGGCTGCAAGGTCGACAACGTGCTCATCCTCGAAGGCAAACAGGGGCACCGCAAGTCGACCGCGCTGAAGGTGCTGGCCGGCGCACCATGGTTCACCGACACGCCGATCCAGATCGGCAACAAGGATACGTACGCGGTGCTGGCCGGCAAGTGGGTGATCGAGCTGGCCGAACTGGACTCGCTGAACAAGGCCGATTCGTCGGCGGTGAAGAGCTTCTTCGCGACAGCCGTTGACCGGTTCCGCAACTTCTACGGCAAGCGGGCGACCGACGTACCGCGCCAGTGCGTGTTCGCCGGCTCGGTCAACTTCGATACATACCTGAAGGACGAGTCGGGCAACCGCCGCTACTGGCCGCTGCGCGTCGGCGGCATGGTCGACATCGACGGCATCGTCGCCGTGCGCGATCAGCTGTGGGCCGAGGCCGTGCATCTGTACCGCTCGGGCGTCGTTTGGCACGTCACGGAGGATGAGCGGCCCCTGTTCGAGATCGAGCAGGCTGAGCGCTACGAAGGCGACGTGTACGAAGACAAGATCGCAAAGGCCCTCGAATACGTGGCCCGCACGACGATGGAAGAGATCCTCGCGGACATTCTGAAGCTCGACACGTCGAAATGGACGCTGCCGGAGCAGCGCCGCATCGGCAAGGCGCTGAAGTCACTTGGCTGGGTGCGCAAGCGGGAATCAACCGGCTCGCGCGGCTGGTACTACGTCCGCGAGGAGCAGGAGCCGGAAGTCGAGCGTGAACTGGTCGCAGCGGGTGATGACGACAGCCCGCTTTAACCCGTCGGCGCGCTGTGCCGGCATGGCCGGCGCGCCGTTGCGCCAGCCTTGGCGCGCCGTGGACGTCCCATGTCCCGACGTCCCAAAGCGCGGCCTCGGGCGCGGGTGCAGGCGTGCGACATGCGCGACGTGAGGGCGCATGTCGCGCATGTCGCAGGCGCGCACACCTGCAAGCCTTTTCCCTTGGGACATTGAGACATTAGGACGAATAGGAGAGAGTCGTGATCGATTTGATGGAGCGGGCAGGCATCGCAATGAGCGTTCGTGGTCAGTTCACCGACCCGATTGCCGATCCGAAAGTTACTTTGGGCGCGCTCGCATTTGCGAACGATCTCGGTCGGTTGCTGGTTCGGATCAAGGCTGGCCAGGAGACGAAACCCGCGACAATCCGCAAGGCAACGTTGCTGTTTGCGCAGATGATTCGCTTGTCGGGACGTTTCAAGCGCACTCGATTCACGGGGCTGAAGCGTGACGAACGACGCGATCAGCGGGCAGGGTATGAAGTCGAGCGCGCAAAGGCCGATATCGTCGAGCGCTTCGCGTTGCGCGTGCTTGACGAGTGGATCAACGATCAGTGTGCGCGGTGCGAAGGGCGCGGCATCGTTCGGCGAGAGGGCCGATACATTTGCCCTGATTGTGCTGGCTCAGGCAAGCGGCCGATTGACGAGCCGGCGCGTGCGCAAGCTATTGGTGTGCCGCTCGATGAATATCGTCGCCACTGGTCACGCCGTTTCCATGACATGCACGCGCTGCTGGATCACGTGAATGGATCGGTGTCCGACACAATGCGCCGCCAATTACGAGAATGAAACGTCTTCCATTCCAAGAGCAGATCGCGTAAACTTCGAACATCCTTTACCGCTGCACTGGATGTTCGCTGGCACCGCGCGTTAGTCGTGCAAACCTCTCGGGACATAAGAACACATAGTGGAGCCCGTTAGGTCGTGCGGATTCGTGCGCCTGCGAAAAACCTACGTCAACCCCGTAACCGTTGTGTTCGGGGTTTTTGTCTTTCTGGGGGAAGGGCATGCAATCCGAGGTTGCGGGTCGGTTCACGGTCGCGAACGATGGCGCGGGCGGGCTCTCTGAGGCAGAGCGCGAGATTGAATGGGGCCAGCAGTATCGTGATCTGGAGGATCGGCTGAACGAAAGCTACGACGAGTTCATCAATTCGGATCGCGAGAGCTATAGATTTGTGGAGGAACTCAAGCTTCGGACGCACATCTTCTGTTATGAAATCTGGACCGATGTAGCGACCTTTGGTCGAAACAATCCGAGAGGATTCGCGCGAATAGTTGCGTTCAAGTCGATCCTCCACAAGCTTGTTGAGTTCGCGCAAGGGGTCGACAGCCATCTGCGGCCAGCTGTGTTGGAGTACGCTGCTCGGCAAGGGAAGAACTTCACCGACACGGATTGGAACGAGCTCCGATCGCGATGGCGGCCGACGTTCAAGCGGATTGTGGAATGGCGAAAAATTCGGAATAAAGCGACGGGGCATTACGATCCCGATACTGCAGAGGTGGTGTCGAAGATCTCATCTATTGATGTCTAACTGGTGCGCGAAACGGCGTATGAGTTTGTGATGTTCTATACAGAATTGGTCGATCGTCTCTCTGCTAAGTAGAGAGACGGATCACGGCAGGACAACCTATTTGACGAGCCCTGAGTGTGGAAGCCCTCAGGGCTTTTTGCATTGGGGCGCTGAAATGCGAATCGAGTCGACGAGCGCCGGGCCGCACGAGGTCTGGTCGACGTGGGATGAAGATCGGAGCGTGGGGCGCGTCACTGCGCGTTGCTTCGTGTTTGACGATGCGATGGACCGCATCGTGTGGGCGATGGACCACGCAGACGGTCGCGCAATCGCAGACGTCGCGGTCGGTGCGGGCCTGCCCAATTTTTAAGCAGGCGGGGACCCTGTAGGCGGCCCGACATGCGGGGCCTCAGACCCGCGTTTTTTCTCTACTGTCGAATCTCCATAGGGGGTCATATTCATGCCGACCCAACAACAGATCGCCGAGCATCTCGACCTGGACCAGTCGGCCGTTTCGCGCTTCGTCGACAAGGTCCAGCTCGATTATCGCGAAGCGACGCTCGATGCGATCCGCATCGCGTATATCCGGCACCTGCGGGAGATGGCTGCGGGTCGCGCGAGCGGCACCGGCATCGATCTGGTTGCCGAACGCGCGAAGACCGAGATCGTCGAGCGCGAGATCAAGCTGCTGACGCTGGCCGAGAAGAAAGGCCAGCTCGTGAACGTCGCGCAGCTGGAACAGGCGTTCGGCCAGATGGTCGGCGCATTTCAAACGGAACTGCTGGCGCTGCCCGACAAACTGGTGCAGGAGCTGCGCGCACTGTACGACGTCGAGGTCGACGTCGAGTGGTTGAACGAGCATATGTATGGATGCCTTGAGCAGCTATCTCAATACGATCCAGACCGTCCACGCGGTGATCCGCCGGCTCGCGCAGCTGCTGCGCCCGCCGGAGAGGATCGGCACGACGGACTGGGCGCGTCAGTACCGGAGGATGAGCGCGAAGGCGACGGCTAGTCCCGGCCGCTATAACCCGAACATCACGCCGTGGGTGTTCGGCATGCACCAGGCGCTCGACGATCCGCGTGTGCAGAAGGTCGTCTGCATGAAGTCGGCACAGGTCGCATGGACTGACGGCGTCCTGCTGAATTACATCGGCCGGCGTATCGACGTCGATCCGTGCCCAATGATCGTCATGTTCGCGAAAGAAAAATCGGCGAAGAAATTCAATCTGGAGAAGTTCGAGCCGATGGTCGAGGTGACACCACGCCTTGCGGCCAAGGTGCCCGTCCACGCCGGCCGCGACAAGAACAACCTGTGGGATCACAAGACCTTCCCGCGCGGCTTTCTGAAGTTCATCACGTCGAACGCGCCGGACGACGTGAAATCGACGCCGGCCCCGGTCGTCGCGGTCGAAGAACCGGACGACGCAAACACCAACGTGCGCGATCAGGGCGACTCGATCACGCTGCTGGAAGAGCGAAACAAGAGCTACTCGGACAGCCGCCGCAAGGTGATTTTCGGCGGCACGCCGACGGTAGACGGCTTCTCGCGGATTCAACAGGCGTTCGAATCGTCGGATCAGCGCGTCTATCTGGTGCCGTGCCCCGACTGCGGCGAGGAGCATGAACTGGCGTGGGAGAACGTGACGTGGTCGGAGGGCGCAGAAGTCGAGCACGAAGTGTTCGGCCGGGCGCAGCCGGAGACCGCGCGTTACACCTGCCCGCACTGCGGCAGCCTGTGGGACGACAACGCGCGCATTCGTGCAGTGCGGCGCGGCCGGTGGGTCGCGACCGCACCGTTCTACGGCGTGGCCGGCTTTCGGCTGAACGAGCTGGTGTCGCCGTTTCCCGGCTCGCGCATGGGCGAGCTGGTCAAGAAATGGCTGACCGCGGAGCGGGCGCTGCGCGCAGGCGACGACACGAAGATGCGTTCGTTCGTGAACAACACGATGGGCCGGCCGTACAAATACAAGTCGGACCTGCCGGAGCTGGATTTGCTGGCCGAGCGGGCGCTGTCGTATGCGCCGTTTACCGTGCCGTCGCGCGGGCTGCTGCTCACGATCGGCGTCGACGTGCAGCGCGACCGCATCGCGGTCGTCATCCGTGCATGGGGTCGGGGCGAGGAAAGCTGGCTGGTGCTGTGGGATGAGCTGTACGGCAACGTACTGGAACAGGGCGAGAACCCGCTGACAGGCGGCGTATGGGGCGCACTGACCGAACTGCTGACGCACGCGTACCGGCACGAATCGGGCGGGCTTGCCCGGATCCGCGCGGCGTCGATCGACTCGTCGGACGGCTCGACGTCGGACGCCGTATACAAATATGTGCGTGCCGCGCAACGGGCCGGCCTAAACGTGATGGCAATCAAGGGCAGTACCGACGCGGGGGCCGAGATTTTCAGCGTGCCGAAGGCGTCGATCGACTCGACGCGTAACAACAGCAAGGCCGCTAAATACGGGCTGCGGCCGTTCATGGTCGGCGTCAGCAAGGCGAAAGACTTGATCCTGGAGAACCGGCTGAAGCTGGACGGCGACGGACCGGGCCGGATGCACTGGTACGTCGGCGTGCGGTCAGACTACCTCGCGCAGGTCACGGCCGAGGTGAAGGTGCCGGGGCGCGTCGGCGGCAAGCGAGTCTGGCAACCGAAGGCGGGCGTGCGGAACGAAGCACTCGACTGCGAGGTGTACGCGCTGCACGCCGCGCGTAGTGTGAAGACGCATCTGCTGACCGAACAGCACTGGTTGCTGGAACAGCACCGCATCTCGCAGGTGACGTTGTTCGACGCAGTACCGGTGATCGAAGCGTTGCCGCTCGCCCGACCGTTCGAGCAGCCGCCGGATCCGCCGGACGAATCGGCCGCCGAGCCAACCGCGGTCGTCACGACGGCACCGAAACCATCTGAAACCCCGCCACCGAGCGGGGTTTCGCGCATTCAGGGCCGGCGTGTCGGTCGCTCGACGTACCTGAAACGCCGATAGGAGAAGCACATGGCATACACGATGGCAGACCTGCAACGCATCCAGTCGGCGATCGCGAAGGGTGAGCTGGAGGTCCAGTACGCGGATCGCAAGGTGCGATACAGGTCGATTGCCGAACTGCGCGACGCACAGACCGAGATTATCCGGGCGCTTGATGGCGCGACCGGCCGCTCGCGGCTCATTCGCCTGCGCCATGCCGGCAAGGGGGTGCGATGAGCCGCGCGTATCCGGCTCTCGCGCAGCGCGGCTTTGTCGTGCCGACCCGGCTGAAGGCTGCTGCGTACGAATCGGCCGGCACGCGCGGGGCGCGGGCGAAGTCGTGGCAGGCATCAAGCGCGGGGCCGAATGCATCGGTTGTGCAGAACCTGCCGCTGATGCGCCACCGTGCACGGGACGCGATCCGAAACGACCCGTGGGCGAAGACGGCGATCGCGCGGCTGGTGTCGAACACCATCGGCACCGGCATTCAGGCGCATCCGCAGCATCCGGACGCGGACGTGCGTCGCGCGCAAAAGCAACTTTGGGACGACAGCTCGGCGGAACTGGACGCGGACGGTGTGCACGACCTATATGGTTTGCAGACGCTCGCGGCGCGAGCGTTCTTCAGCGACGGCGAGGTGCTGGTGCGTCGCCGGCTACGCCCGCTGCATGCCGGGCTGGCGGTGCCGATGCAGATCCAGCTATTCGAAGGCGACATGCTGCCGGTGACGAAGAACGAGCTGGTTCCCGGCGGCGAGATTATCAACGGTGTCGAGTTCAACGAAGACGGCGAGCGCGTCGCGTATCACCTGCTGCGCCGTCATCCGGGCGAGTACAACCGGTTAGCGGGCGATGCGGTGCAGACCGTGCGCGTGCCGGCCGACGAGATCGCGCACGTCTTCCACGGGCTCCGGCCCGGTCAGGTGCGTGGCGTACCGGAACTGTCAACGGTGCTGCTACGGCTGCATTCGCTGGACAACTTCGACGACGCGGTGCTGTTCCGGCAGGAGGTGAGCAACCTCTTTGCCGGCTTCATCGTGAAGCCGCAGGCCGAAGTCGGCCCCCTCGGCGATCCGGTCTCTGGTGCGCCGATCGCGTTCGACGTGGACGGCTTCTCGCCGGTTGTGTCGCTGGAGCCGGGCGGGATGCAGGAGCTGGCGCCCGGTGAGGACGTGCGATTCGCAACGCCGCCCGGCGCAGGTGCCGACTATGCGCCGTTCATGCGACAGCAGCTGATGGCGGCAGCCGCGTCGGTCGGCATGCCCTACGAGGTTCTGACGGGCGACCTGCGCGATGTCAGCGACCGCGTCCTGCGGGTGTTGCTCAACGAGTTCCGGCGCTCGATCGAGCAGCTGCAGCAGAACGTGTTCATCCACCAGTTCTGCCGGCGGATCTGGCGCTGGTGGGTCGACGCGTGTGCGCTGTCCGGCGCGATGCCGATGCCGAACTATCACCGTGCTCGGCGCGAATACCTGCGCGTGCGGTGGGTGCCGCAGGGATGGCCGTATATCCACCCGGTGCAGGACGTGTCGGCCAAGCGCGCAGAGATCCGCGCGGGACTGACGAGCCGCACCGGAGCGATTCTGGCGAAGGGCGAGGACCCCGAGCAGGTCGACGACGAGAACGCAGCCGATCAGCAGCGCGCGCAACGGCTCGGGTTGCAGTACGACACGCACGCGACGGACGACACCGATCCGCTCGCGCACACGAATGGGGAGTGAGATGAAACGTAATCGCAAGTGGTGGGATATCCGGGCGCAGGCGAACGCGGCCGGCGAGGTTGAGATCCGGATCTACAACGAGATCGGCTTCTGGGGTACGGACGCGCAGACGTTCGTGACGCAGCTCGATGCGGCAGCGGCCAACGCCTCGGCGATCGTGGTCGCGATCAATTCGATGGGCGGCGACGTGTTCGATGCGTTCGCGATCTACAACGCGCTGCGCCGGCACGCTGGCAAGGTGAAGGTGCGCGTCGATGGCGTCGCGGCATCGGCGGCGTCGCTGATCGCGATGGCTGGCGACGAGATCGTGATGCCGGAAAACGCGATGCTGATGATCCACAACGCGCATACGGTGACGGCGGGCGAAGCGAAAGACCTGCGACGCATTGCCGACCTGCTCGATAACGCAGGTGACGGGATTGTCGCAGCGTACGCAGCCAAGAGCGGCCAGTCGGTCGACGAGATCCGGGCGTTGATGGACGCCGAGACGTGGCTGACGGCGGCGCAGGCGAAGGAGAAGGGTTTCTGCGACACGATCGAGGCGGCGGTGAAGCTGTCCGCGTCGGCGAGTTCGACGGCGCTCCTCGCGCGCTTCTCGGCGGTGCCAGAGACGGTGCGGGCGCTGGTCGATGAGGGCGATCCGACCGATCCGCCGCAGTCCGATCCACCGCTCGATACGCCCCCGGAGCCGACCCCCGAGCCGGAGCCTGAATTGCAGCCGGTACCGCCAGCCCCGGACGTCTCGGCGCTCGCGTCGCACGTGTTCGCGGCCTGCCGCGATGCGCGCCTGTCGCACTGCGCCGAGGCGATTGTGACGGCGACCGGCCTGAAGGACCGGGCAACGGTCGATGTCGCGATCCAGCAAGCCGCCGACATCGCCGGGATCTGCCTAGCGGCGAACGTGCCGGAGCTGACCGCGCAGTTCGTCGCTGACGGGTTGACGCCTGACCACGTTCGCGCGCGGCTGTTCGAGCGCGTGACAGCGTCGCAATCGCGCATCAATCCGCGTGCTCAGCCGGCAGCGCAAAACGAGCCGGTCGTGGTTGCGAATGCGCCGCGTGCGGCGTCCATCTACGCGGCTCGCAAGAGTGGCAAGTAACTTTGACGATACCCGAGGAGGGGAATACTTATGTCGAACGTGAAGGTACAGGGCAGCCAAACGGCGGAATTTCTGGTGTCGGAAGGCAACGGGCAGATCTCACGCGAACAGATCATCGTGAAGGCCGGGCCGGCGCTGCCGGCCGGCCAGGTGCTCGGCGTGACGAGCACCGGCGAGTATGCGCCATACGACAACGCGGCGAACGACGGGGCCGAAGTCGCTGCGGCGGTGCTTTACGCGCCGCTGGCGGCATCCGACGCACCGCGTCCGGCGACGGGCATCGTGCGGCTCGCCGAGGTCGCCGCCGCGCGCCTCACCGGTCTCGATCCTGCCGGTCGTACTGATCTCGCCGAGCGTCACGTGATCGTCCGCTGATCGCAGCTCACTCTACCTGACGCACACCCAAGGCCACGCAAGCGCGTGGCCTTTTTCGTATCCATTTCCTGTTGGAGGTTGTATGGCGGACATCGCCCTGTTTCAAGATGAAGCGTTCTCGCTTTCGTCGCTGACCGCTGCGATCAACGAGCAACCGCACGTACCCGGTCGCGTCGGTGCGCTCGGTCTGTTCGAAGAGGATGGCATCACCACGACGACGATCCAGATCGAACGCGACGGCGACACGCTGTCGCTCGTGTCGGCCGGTGAACGCGGCTCGCCGTCGGCGATCGTGGTCGGCAGCAAGCGCAGCATGATCCCGTTCAACACCGTGCACCTGCCGCAGCGTACCTTCGTGAAGGCCGACGAGATCCAGAACCTGCGCGCGTTCGGCTCCGAAACGGAGCTGGAGGCGTTGCAGACGGTCGTCAATCGTCGGCTCGCGAAGCTGCGCCGCCAGCTCGACGCGACCCATGAATTCCATCGCATCGGCGCGATCAAGGGCGCGGTGCTCGACGCCGACGGCAAGACGGTACTGATCGACCTGCTCCAGTACTTCGGCATCGAGCAGACCGTGATTCCGTTCGAGCTGGGCAACGCGAACACGGAGATCCGCGTTAAGTGCGTCGAGGTGCAGGACGCGATCGAAGATGCGCTGGGTGCGACGACGTACACCGGCGTGCGCGTGCTCTGCGGCCGTGCATTCTGGAACAAGCTGATCGTCGCGAAGACCGTTAAGGAAACGTATCTTGCGACCGCGATGGCTGCGTCCCTGCGGGGCGATGCGCGCGACGCATTCGACTTCGGCGGCTGCACGTTCGAGCGCTATCGCGGGCGCGTCGGCGACATCGGCTATGTGGCCGACGATGAAGCGTATGCGGTGCCCGAAGGCGTGCCGGAGCTGTTCATCACGCGCTTCGCGCCGGCTGACTACGTCGAGGCGGTGAACACGACGGGGCTGCCGTACTACGCGAAGCAGGAACTGGTGCAGTTCGGTAAGGGTGTCGACATCGAGGCGCAGTCGAACCCGGTGCACTTGTGCACGCGCCCGAAGGCGATCGTCAAGCTCAAGGCTTGATATGGCGTTCCGGGACCTGATCTCGGACGTCGACGCCGCGGTGCTGCGCGACCTGGGCGATGCGGACATCACGATCGACGGCCGGCCCGTCGAGGGTATGTTCGCGTCACCTTGGCTCGGCCCTGATCTCGGTAGCCTGCGTACGGGACTGGTTGCGCCAGTGTTCCATTTGCGTGATCGCGATGCTGTCGGGGTCCGGCAAGGCAGCATCCTGATCGCGAGCGGGGCGCGTTACCGCGTGCTCGAGGCGCATCCGGACGGCACCGGGTGGACAGTCCTCATTCTCCAGTAGGCGATATGGACGATCTGAAGATCGAAATCGACATCAAAGAGGCGACGGCCGTACTGCAAGGGCTGTCGCCGTCTGCGATGCAGGCAGCGTGGCGACGGACGTTGCGCAAGACGGCTGGATGGATCAAGAGCCAGACGGCGAAAGAGGTCGGCGCTGCGACGAAGATTCCGCAGAAAGCGGTTCGCCGCCGGCTGTATTTCTTTCTTCGCTCGGCTGACACCGGCAAGGTATGGCTCGGCCTGAATCCGATCGAGGCGCATCGCCTGGGCAACGCCACGAAGACACGCAAGGGGATGCGAGTCGGCCGCCATTCGTTCGAGGGCGCATGGCGGCAAACCAATCGGAAGCCCGATGGGCCGATTTTCGAGCGCGTCGGCAAGGACCGGATGCCTTACCGGATGGTGACGGTGGCGTGGCAGCAGTCGGGCGATCCGGCATTCCGACGGGCCGCGAAAGCCTGCGAAGCCCGGCTGATGGTGATTCTGCGTCAGGAAGTGAACTACGAACTACAGAAGGTGATGCGCCGTGCTTGAGAACCTGAAAGTGCTCCACGATGCGATTGAGCGCGGCATGCGCGCGAAGCTGCCGGCGATGAAGCGAATCGAGGCGTACCCGCGTCTCGGTCAGAAGATCGACACGCCGCTGATTGCCATCGAGCTGAGCGAATTCGAACCCGGCCACGACGATGGGACCGGCAACGTGCCGCTGATTGCACGCATGCAGGCCCGTGTTGTGTTCGATCCGATCGACGAAGGGGCCGAGCTGGCCGTGCGCGAGGTTGCCGCGCGTGTCGCGATGGTCGTGCACGGGAACACGTGGGAACTGCCGATCACGCCGGGCAAGGTCGTGCAGGTCGCCGAAGATCCGTTCCGTCCGCAGCTCGATACCTACTGCGTGTGGCTCGTCGAATGGACGCACGAATTCGGGCTCGGCATCGAGTTGGGCGAGATTCCGGACGGCTCCGCGATCCTGTGGGGCGTCGATCCGGACACCGGGCACGGCAACGAAGGGGCGTATTGGGACCCGGCAAACGCTGGAGACGGTGGGCCATGAGCGATTACGAACTCGGCGAGATCGATCGCCGCATGGCCTGCATGGTGCAGCACGGCACCATCGACGACGTTTCGTATCGGCCTGCCCTGTGCCGCGTCCGCATCGGCGATTGGGTCAGCGATTGGATGCCGTGGAAGACCGCTGCGGCGGGCGTCGTGCGTTTCTGGCGCCCGCCTTCCATCGGCGAGCAGGCGTCGATGTTCGCGCCATCGGGCGATCTGGCGGGCGCGTACGCGGCTCCCGGCTACTACTCGGAGCAGCACGGGGGCGCGGCGCGATCCAGCCCGTCCGAAACCGCATGGGACTACCCGGACGGAGCATCCGAGGTTTATGACCACGAGAAGCACGAATACCGCGTCGACGTGCCGGCAGGCGGGCGCATCGTGTTTCGCATCGGCGCAACGGAGCTGGAGCTACGCGCGGACGGCGTGACGTTGCGCACGGAGAAATTGCTCGGCGACGTTCCCGATTCGACGTTCACGGGCAACACGACGACGGAGAAGCTGTTGACCTTCAACGGTGGGATGCAGGGCAAGGACGCAGGCAATGGTGGCCCGGCGGTCAAGGTCCAGGGCGGGGCGATTTACACCGACGACGTCGAGATTGCCGGTAAGTCGTTTATCGGTCACAGGCACATGGAAGAGGGCGACGGTGCGCCGGTGTCGCCGCCGCTGTAACGCGCACATTCGCAAAGTTGCTTTGCCCCGCTTCGGCGGGGTTTTGTTTTTGAGGGAGTAATCATGGCAAAAGACACTCCACAGATTGTTGCTCGGGCTATTCCGTCCGTCGCGCGGTTTCTCGATACACGGTTCCGTAGTCGCGTGATTGTTTTCCCGAACGGCGACGTGCTGCACGTCCTGTCCGGCGAAGCGATCGCGAAAACTGCCGCGCAGATCGAATATCTCGACGCGCACCCGGACTTCAAGCGGCTCGAGGAGCGCGAATGAGTCGGTCCGGTGCGCTCGTCGGCATGGACCGATGGACCGGTGCGCCGATCAGTGGCGTCGCGCACCTGAAGCAGAGCCTTGGCGACATCCTCGGCACGCGCAAGGGCACGCGGCGAGAGCTGCCTGAATACGGCTCCGACATTCCATTGATGGTCGACCTTCCGGTCACGCGCGGATGGATCTCGGCGGCACAGGCAGAGGCCGCACGTGCGATCGGCCGATGGGAGCCCCGAATCAAGCTGGCTCAGGTCAAGGTGCTGTCGATCATCGACGGCAAACCAACGTTCGCGATTCGTGGCGAGTACGACGGCACGGCCGTCGAAATCGAGGTGCCAACATGACGATTATCGATCTCGCTTCGCTGGACCCGCCTGATCTTGTCGAGGTACTCGACTTCGAGGCGGCATTCCAGATGAAGCTGGAGTACTTCAAATCGATCTATCCCGACTGGACGGCGGCGCTGAAGTCGGACCCTGTCGTCAAACTCATCGAGCTCGCCGCGTACGACGAGATCCGAGCAGCGGCGCGAGTCAATGACGCTGCCCGCGCAGTCATGCTCGCGTTTTCGACGGGTGCGGACCTGGAGCATCTGGCGGCGTTGATGGACACGGAGCGAGCAGTCGTCGATCCCGGTGATCCGGAGGCGAATCCACCAATCGAACGGCGCATGGAATCGGACGACAGGCTGAAGCTGCGCACGCAGATGTCGATGGAGCGCGCGACGGTAGCGGGGCCATTCGCGGCATACCGCGCGTTTGCGATGGATGCGTCGGCTGACGTCCTCGATGTCGCCGCCGACCGGCCAGAACCGGGCACGGTGCGGCTCACGATCATGTCCGCACGCGGTGACGGTGTGCCGGATCAGGCGCTGCTCGATCTCGTCCGCGCGAAGGTTTCGCCCGAGACGGTTCGCCCCCTCAACGACACGGTTCTGGTCGAGCCGGCGATCAAGATCGAGTACGCGATCGATGGGGTGATCTACGTCGGCAGCGGGCCGGACCCGAACATTGTGCTCGACGCACGCCGTAAGGCGCTCGACGGCGTAGTGGCGAAGTCGCGACGGCTTCGTGCGGGCATGCCGCGGACTGCGATCGAGGGCGCCCTGCATGCGCCGGACAGCGGTGTCACGCGCATTGAATTGAGTTCGCCGGCCGCTGACGTTCTCTGCGGTCCGCGCGAATTCGCGCTCTGCACGAGCATCAATCTGGAGGTAAAGGTCGATGACGCGTGAACCGCTTTTGCCATCGAACCAGACGCCGCTGGAGGCGGCGCTCGCGCGCGTCATGCGGCCAAGCGTCGATCCGGAGATTTTGCGCACGTTGTGGGACGCGGATCGTTGTCCGACTGCATGGCTGCCGTGGCTCGCATGGGCACTCGCGGTCGATGGTTGGGAACTGGCGGAATCCGAAGACGCGCGGCGAGCGCTGGTGAAGGGGTCGATGGCGCTGCACCGAAAGAAGGGGACGCCTTGGGCGGTGCGCGAAGTGATTCGCCGGCTCGGCTTTGGTGAGGTCGCGATTATCGAGGGGCGCAGTGGCCGTCGGCGTGATGGCTCAATCCTGCGTAACGGCGAGCAACTGCACGGTAAGGCGAGTGCTTGGGCCGAGTACATCGTGAAGCTCGGCGTGCCGATTACCCGTGATCAGGCCGACAAGCTTTGGCAGGCGATCGAGCGTTACGCGCCCGGGCGCAGCAAGCTGGCTGCGCTCGACTACGCGGCCGTGCCGATCCGACACAACGGCGTTGCACGTCGAGACGGGCAATACACAAGAGGGAGTATCACTACATGACGAACCTGCTTGAGATCGAGCGATGGGAGGATGGCATCTACCAGCTCGAAACGTCGGACCCCGTTGTCGGCGGTCCGGACGGAATCGACAACCTGCAGGCCAAGCAGCTCGCGAACCGCACGCGCTACCTCAAAAAGGCCATCGAGGCGGGGCAAAGCGACTTTGGCGCGCACGTTGCCGCGGTTGATCCGCACCCGCAGTATGCGACGCATGCTGATGTGGCGGAGAAATTGGCCGCGCTTGTCGCGCAGTCCCCCGAGACGCTCGATACGCTCAGTGAACTCGCGAAGGCGCTCGGCAATGATCCGAACTTCGCTACGACTATCGCCAATCAACTCGGGCTGAAAGCGCCGCTGGATTCGCCGATTTTCACGGGAACGGCGAAGGGACCGACGCCGCCGCAGTTCGACAACAGCACGCGGTTGGCGACGATGGCTGCGGTACAGCGGGCGCTCGGCAGCGCGTCCGGCACGAAGACCGTCGGTGCTCCAGTCGCTATGGACGTGACCTATGCCGGGGCCGATGTTGTCTTCTACGGCAATTCCGGTCCATTCACTCAAGTGCTTCCCGCTGTCAGTGTCTATCAATCTGGCATCGGCATGCGGTTCTATAACGCGTCCGCCTTTCCGGTCACGATTCAGGCAGCCGGAAGCGACAGGTTTTCCGCGCTTGGCGGCACTGTAGCGTCGATTGTGGTTGGGGCTGGTGACAGCCTTGTGCTCTCGGCGTACGCACCGAGCAATTGGGAGGTGATGGGCGGTTCAGCTGCGTTGCAGTGGAGTGCGCTGTTCGGGGCGTCGCTTTTGCCGAACGGCTATCAGAAGCTGCCGAGCGGGTTGATCGTTCAGTGGGGAGGATTTGTAACCTCGTCTGCAGGGTACACAACGTGGACCTTCCCGATCGCATTCCCGTCACGGCCGTTTCACATTTGCGCGCAGGCGCAGCTGTCCAACAACACGCAAGTGGTCACAGGCGTGAATCTCGGCAGCTACACTCGATCCGGCGTTCCAGTGGCGGCGCTCGCCAACGGCACGTCTTACTCCGAAATTGCGCTTTCGATGATGGCGATTGGCATGTAAAGGAGCCTTACCTATGGGACAAAAATTCGCAGCCGTTGACGTCCAAGGCAATGTCACGGCGTTCTACGACTTCGTCGACAGCCCGCCCCCTGCGGACGCACAAGTCGTCGAGATATCTGACGAAGAATGGCGTACCGCGATTGAAGCTTCGTCAAGAGGGAAGCGCGCGACGCTCGATGAAAACGAGCGCATCGTTCTGGTCGATCCGCCGGCGCCGACCCGCGCTGAGGTGGCGGCTACCAAGCGCGCGGCCCGCGACGCGGCCCTGCATGCAACCGATTGGCTCGTCTCCCGACATCAAGATGAACAATTGCTTGGCGACGGAACAACGCTCACGGCAGATCAGTTTGCGGCGCTGCTGCGTTATCGACAGTCGCTGCGGGAAGCCGGCGATTTACCGGGCTGGCCGTATACGGAGCTGCCGTCCCCACCGCTGTTTATCACGGCCCAGCCCAAGGCGACGGCGTAACCGACTTTCGCATCATCCCTATGTGAGGCCGCTCAAATCGAGCGGCCTTTTTATTTGCAGCTTCTCGGAGATCTGAATGCCTGCTACTTCTTTCTATCACGGCGTCACGACCGTGCTGGTCGACACTGGCCCGCGCACGATCGCTGTGCCGTCGACGTCTGTTGTCGGCATTGCCGACACGTACACGCCGGGGCCTGACCTTGTTGCGCCGAACGCGCCCGTGCGCATCACGAGCGAATACGATGCGGCCGCTGCGTTCGGTGAGAGCAGCCCGATCGCGCGCGCGATTCAGGGCATCTACAAGCAAAGCAAGACGGTCATGGTGGCGGTCGGCGTCCCGGCTGATCAGACCGATGCCGAGCTGACGTCCGCGATCATCGGTGGCGTGTCGGCGGGTGGCGTGCGCACGGGCATGCAGGCACTGCTCGATGGCAAATCGCTGTTCGACCTGAAGCCGCGCCTGGTGATCGCTCCGGGACACACCGCCAAGCAGCCGGTCGCGACGGCGGCCGACGAGCTGGCGGCGAAGCTGCGCGCAATCGCAATCCTCGACGGGCCGAACAAGACCGACGAGGACGCGATCCAGTACGCGAAGAACTTCGGCAGCAAGCGGCTCTATCTCGTCGATCCCGGCGTGCGGTATTGGGACACGGCGAAGAACGCGGACGTCGATGCGCCGGCATCGGCATACGCTGCGGGCCTGTTCTGCCAGACCGACGCGGCGATCGGCTTCTGGGCGTCGCCGTCGAACAAGGAAATCGTCGGGATTAGCGGCACGAAGCGACCGATCGAATTCCTCGACGGCGACGAGACATGCCGCGCGAACCTGCTGAACAACTCGTTCATCGCGACGATCATTCGCGACGGTGGGTATCGGCTGTGGGGCAACCGCACGCTGTCGGCCGATCCGAAGTGGTCGTTCGTGACCCGTGTGCGCACGCTCGACATCGTGATGGACGCAGTCCAGGCTGGCCATAAGTGGGCGGTCGACCGCGGCATCACGGCGACGTACGTGCAGGACGTGACCGAAGGGCTGCGGGCGTTCATGCGCGACCTGCGCAATCAGGGTGCGGTGATCAACTTCGAGGTGTACCCGGATCCGAAGCTCAATTCGGCATCGCAGCTCGAACAGGGCAAGGTGTACTGGAACATCCGTTTCACGGACGTTCCGCCCGCAGAAAATCCGATCTTCCGTTTCGAAGTCACGAACGAGTGGCTGACGGAAGTTCTCGACACGCAATCGTAAGAGGTGACGCATGGTCCCGGAAACGCTCAACAACATGGCGCTGTACGTCGACGGGCGCGGCTTTGCCGGCCGCGCGCCCGAACTCAGCCCGCCGAAGCTGAAGATTAAGACGGAGGATTATCGCGCGGGTGGCATGGACGCGCCGGTCAAGATCGACCAAGGCATGGAAGGGCTGCAGGCGGCGTTCTCGATGGGTAGCGTCGAGCGTGACGTGCTGAAGTTCTTCGGGCTGGCCGACAACAACGCATTCAACGCGACGTTTCGTGGTGCGTTCCGCGACACGCGCGGCAAGGTGAAGTCGGTCGCACTGATCATGCGCGGCATGCTGTCCGAATACGATCCCGGCAGCTGGAAGCCGGGTTCCACGTCGGAACTGAAGTACACGGCCGATCTGACGTACTACAAGGCCGAGATTGACGGCGCGGTGATCTGCGAGATCGACGTGCTCAACATGATCCGTATCATCGACGGCGTCGATCAGCTCGCCGACGTGCGCAAGGCGCTCGGCATGTAAGCGTTGCGGCCGGCCAATGCGCCGGTCAAAGTAACTTTTCGTTAGTTCGAGGGGCGGTCAGTGGACCGCCCTTTGTCATTTCTGAGGTGCTGAATGGAAACCGTGAAGGTCACGCTGAAGTATCCCGTATCGTTTGACGGCGTTGTGCGCAACGAGCTGGTGCTGCGCCGCCCGAAGGTGCGCGATATGCGTACCGCGAGCAAGCAGGCGCAGGGCGACGACGAGCTGCGCGAAATCGTACTGTTCGCGACGCTGGCCGACGTCGCTCCCGACGATATCGAAGGAATGGACATGGTCGATTACGACGCCATGCAGCGTGCGTACGAATCCTTTCGATCCGTTCTTCCGGCTTCCAATCGCGACCGTGAAGGCGCTGGCTCGGCGGATGATGAAGGAGTACGGAACGCAGCCGCAGGCGGTTGACGACATGACGCTCGACGAATTGCTGTGGTGGCTGACGGACTGAGCGGGGACTGACATGGCACGTGATATTGCACTCGGCATCGTCATCGGCGGTGCGGTGTCGGCAACGCTCGGTAAGGCGTTCGCGGACACGAATTCGAAGATCGTTGGGTTGCGCAAGGCCGCGAGCGAGCGCGGCATGTGGCAGCGGCAGATCGGCGAGACGATCAAGCTGCAGGAGGAGTTTCGCCGGCTGCATCTTGCAGGCGACAGCGCGGCTGACGGGATCCGCCGCAAGCTGGACAACAACGTGCGTGCGCTGCGTGACGCGGGTTTCGAGGTCGACCGCCTCGATCGTGCATACGCCCGGCTCGGCCGGACGGTGCGCGGCCTTGAGCTGAAGGCGGGCGGACATGAGCGTCTGGCCGCCGGCCGCGACGGCATGCGTAGCGCGGCGGGTGACGCGGTGAAGCTTGGTGCTGCCGTTGCCGTACCGACCGCTGTATCTGCGCAGTATCAGGCGATCATCCGCGATATCGCTATCAAGGCCGGCATCGCGCGCACCGAGCAGGAGCGCGCGATGTCCGAGCGTATCCGCCGTGACGCACTGTCGAACGGCATGGGGCGCAACGAGCTGGCCGACGCCGTCAACCAGATGGTCGCGGCCGGGATGGACGTCGATCGGGCGCTGAACTTCGGCCCGGCAGTCGCGAAATTCTCGGTGGGTCAGGGCGCATCGAGCGTCGAGACCGCGCAGATGATTCAGGCGCTGCAGCAGAACGCCAACATCACGGATCCCAAGGCGATGATGAAGGCGCTGGAGGCGATCGCATATCTCGGCAAGGAAGGCTCGTTCGAATCCGTCGACATGGCTCGTTGGTTCCCGGTGCTGCTCGCCGAGATGAAGAAGATCGGCATCACGGGGCAGGATTCCGTGACGCAGCTCGGCGCAATGCTGCAGGTTCAGATGAAGACCGCCGGCAACGCCGACGAGGCCGCGAACAACCTCAAAAACTGGTTCTCGAAGATCGGTTCGGGCGAGACCGAGCGCAACTACAAGAAGGCCGGCGTCGACTACGAAGCAAAGATGAAGGAGGCGATCGGCAAGGGCTGGTCGACGCTGGAAGCGTCGTTTGTGCTCGCACGGGCGTACATCGAGCGTGTCGATCCGAAGAAGGCAGCGCAACTTACAGCGGTGGCAAAGCAGCTCAACAGCGAGCTGGATCCCGCCAAGCGGCAGGCGCAGATGCGGGCCTTCGAGGACACGATGAAGACCGGCGACCTGTTCAACGACATGCAGGTCAAGGCGGCGCTGACGGCGTACATGCAGAACGCCGATCTGTATCAGAAGCTCAAGCGCAATGCGGCGGACGCGAACGGCGAAATCGACAAGGATCTGGCTGATCGTCGTGCAACGTCGAAGCAGATCTGGAGCGAGGTCGTCCAGCAGTGGGACGACGCGATGCGCAGCATCGGTGACGCGCTCCGGCCCGTGACGGATCTCGCAGGCAAGGTCGCGAAGCGCACGGGCGAGACGGTACAGCGTGCGTCGGACGCGGCCCCCGGTGCGACGGCGGCGGTCGTCGGCGTGATCGGCACGGCCATTGCCATTCGCGGCGCACGTGCGGCGTGGAACATGGGGCGCGGAGCGTTCGACATCCTGCGCGGTGGCTGGATGGCGCGACGTGGCGGCGGCGGTGGCGGCGGTGCAGCCGGTGGCGGCGCTGCCGGCGGGCGGGTTGGCAAGGCGCTCGATGCGTTGAGCGGTGCTGCCGGGGGCGTGCAACGTGTGTTTGTTGTGAACCTGCCGGGTGGCGGCCTTGGCGGCGGCCTCGGCAGCGCAGCGGGCGACCTGCTTGGTGACCTGGCAGGCGGTGGTTCTGGCGGTGGCCGGGTTCCGCGCGGGCGCTTCGGCCGCGTCATCGGTGCGTTTCGGACGGTCGCTGGCCGTATTGCGCCCTACGCGGGAAAACTGGCCGTCGCCGGCACTGTCCTGAAAGTCGCGTTCGCGGCCAAGGACGCGTATGCGGTCGCACGTAGCGATCAACCAACCGCGCGCAAGGCGCAAGGGTACGCAAGCATCGGCGGCTCGCTCGCCGGTGGCGTCGTTGGCGCGAAGCTCGGCGCGGGTATCGGCATGCTCGGCGGGCCGATCGGTGCAGCCATCGGTGGCGTGCTCGGCGGTGCGGTCGGCACGTTTGCCGGCGGAAAGTTACTTGGGGCGATGGCGCGATGGGCGACGGGGTCGAAGGATGGCGACAGCGACGCGGCGAAGGCGGCCGCGAAGGTGGCCGCTGGCCCGGACTCCCCGCAATCGCGACCGTTCAAGGTCGAGCAGCAAAACTCGTTTGCCCCGGTGTTCCACATCAAGGTCGAGGGCAGCTCCGACGCGGAGATCGCGGACAAGCTGCTCGCGCGCATCAATCCGCTGATTCAGCGGTCGATGACCGAGTCGCTGGACAAGAGCAACCGGTCTGCGATGTTCGACGCACCGCATCTGTAAGGGGGATAGATGGACTTCATTTCCAGTGTGACGCAGGCCGCGACGCAGGCGAGCATTGCGTCCGAACGCGTTCGGCACGTCGTACGCGTGTTCGATCGGAACCGCAGCGCAAGTCAGAACACGGTCGATACGTTGACGAAGCTCGCGACGGGAAATCTCACGTCGGCCGCCGACCTGCTGCGCGGGGCGACGAGCCTGCTATCGGTGGCCGGCGACCTGAGTCCGCAGATCGGCACGGTGATGCGCAGCTTCTCGGCGACTGGCGCTGCGGTAAGCGGCATCGTGAAGCTGGTCGGCGGCGTCAATCACCCGTTGATCCAGTCGGCGGCGCAGTCGGTCATGGGCGCATTGGGCGACGCGAAAACACAGTTCACGGCGTTGGTCGGCGAGCAGACGATTGGTGCGCTGCAGTCGTTCGCGCAGACGACGGGCCTGAGTTCAGTTCTCTCCGGCCTGTTCGACAGCGCGACGTCTTCCACCCCTCATCTGCTGACGCTATCAACGGATGACGGGGATGCGTTCCACTTCGGACTGTCGACGGCTGCATTCGACAAGCTGCGGCGTTCGACGCGCTTCAAGATCGCATCCCAGGAACGCTTGAATCGCGAAGAGGCGCAGCAGCCGGTGAGTCAGGGCGGCGACACGATCACGCTGTCGGGCGTCGTGTTTCCGTCGCTCGGTGCCGGCTTCCGCCAGTTGGAGACGCTGCGCGCGATCGGCGCGAAGCTCAAGCCGGTGCAGCTGACGGCCGGCACGGGCGACGTGCTCGGGCGCTGGTATCTGCACAGCGTCGACGAAGAGCAGGAGGCGCTGATGTCGGACGGTGCGCCCCGCAAGCAAACCTACAGCCTGGAGTTTGGCCGCTATGGCGAAGATTTTTCGAACCTCTGACGGGGACATCCTCGACACGCTCTGCTACGCCCATTACGGGACGCTGAAGGGCACCGTCGAGGCCGTGTACGAAGCTAATTCCGGTCTCGCGCGCGAGCCGCAGCCGTTCCGGTCCGGCGTCTTGATCACGATGCCGGATCTCGACACGCCGCGCGACGAATCGATTCAGCTCTGGTCGTGATGGGGGGACGATGCGGGCAATTTTTCAGGTGGTCGTGAACGGCGACGACATCACGCGTGTGATTCAGGATCGCGTGCTGCGCATTCAAACGACCGACAAGCCGGGCCTCGAGGCGGACGAGTGCGAGATCGAGCTGGACGACCGAGACGGCAAGGTTCGGTTTCCGCCGAAGGGCGCGACGCTGAAGATCTCGCTCGGATGGGAAGGGCAGGGGCTGTCGATGCTCGGCGAGTACGCCGTCGACGAAATCGTGCTGCGCGGGCCGCCGGCGACGATCATCATCCGCGGCCGACCGGCCAACATGCGGGCGACGTCGAAGACGCAGCGCAACGGCAGCTGGACGAACGTGAAGCTGGCCGACATCGTCGGCGACGTCGCGCGGCGAAACAAATGGGTGGCCGCGTGCTCGGTCGACGCGGCGATTCCGCGCGCGGATCAGTTCGGCGAAAGCGACCTGCACTTCATCACGCGTATCGCGCGGCAGTACGGCGCAACTGCGACGGTGAAGGCGGGCAAGCTGATCGTCGGGCCGATCGGCGCAGGCAAAAGCGCGAGCGGCAAGCCGCTGCCGGCCGTGACATTGACGCCGACGGATCTGACGGACTACGAGATCTCGTTTCCGGACCGCGCCAGCTTCGTTGCCGTACGGGCGAAGGTGCATGACAAGAAGACCGGGAAGAAGATCGACCTGACGATTCCGAATCCCGATGCGCCGCCGGGCGCCGCCGCTGTACATACCGAGCGCCATGCGTTCGCCAGTCCGGAAGCTGCGAAGGCGGGTGCGAAGTCGCGTCTCGAGAAGCTGAACCGGCACACCGCGCGTAGTGTGCTGCGCATGAAGGGGCGCACGGACATATCGGCCGAGAAAACCGTGAAGCTTGCCGGCTTCAAGCAGGAGGCGGACGGCGATTTTCTGGTCGATTCCGTCCGACACACCTATGCCGGTAACGGGTGGGAGACGTCGGTCGAGCTGAACGCCGGCAACAAGGGCAAGGCGAAGGTCGGCCATCGCAAGAAGCCGACGAAGAAAGTCGACCTGGTCGTACCGTCGCCGCCGAAGTAACACGCGCGCACATCAATTTCTGGCAGCCGCCTCGGGGCAACTCGGGCGGCTTTTTCTTTTATTGCGGGGGTGGAATGCAGGACCACGAGAAAACCATTCTGGAGCTGATCATCATGGGCGGACTGATTGGTATCGCGAAGGTGCTGGTCGGCAGCGAGCAGCTGACATTCAGGCTCGTTGCGGGCAGGGCGGTATTGGGTTCGGCGACGTCGATGGTCGCCGGATTGGCGCTGTTGCAGATCCCGGATCTGCCGCCGATCGCGCTGCTCGGTCTCGGCAGTGCGCTCGGCATCATCGGGTCGCAGTACCTCGAGGTGCTGCTGCGTCGGAACGCGAAGCGACTGTTCGGGGAGAAGTGACGATGGCGCGCATCAGTGTTACCGCGGCCGGCGGCCGGAATCGCGTCGCGTTTCTCGACATGATCGCCGTGAGCGAGATTGGCCCCGATCTGCTGGCGAAATCGGACGACGGCTACAACGTGCTCGTCGGCTCGACGTCGTCGCGGCCGCTGCTGTTCGTCGGCTATGCGACACATCCGAACGTGCTCAACCGGCAGATCCCGGTGCCTTCGACGGCCGCCGGCCGCTATCAGATCCTCGCGCGCTGGTGGCGGATCTATCAGGCGCAGATGAAGCTGCCCGACTTCGGTCCGATCTCGCAGGACCGGTATGCACTGCAGCAGCTGCGCGAGCACGGCGCACTGCCGTTGATCGACGCCGGCCGGTTCCGTGAGGCGGTGGCGAAGGTGTCGAACGTATGGGCCAGTCTGCCGGGGGCCGGGTACGGCCAGCACGAAAACAGGATCGAGCATTTGCAGGCCGCGTACCGCGCGGCGGGCGGGGAGGTGGTCGCATGACGTGGTTCGACCCGCGTATCTGGCTGCTCGTCGTTGCCGGCGTCATTGCCGGATCGACGTGCGGGTATCTGAAGGGGCACCGTGATGCGGACCAGTCCGCCACGGTCGCGGGACAGGCTCGGCAGATCGACGATCTGCGGGCTGAACGTGATGAATATAGCCGCCGGCTGGTGGCACAAGAGGAGATCGCAACCGATGCTGCGAAGGAACGTGATCAGGCACGCGCTGATGCTGCCGTTGCCGATGGTGCTGCTGACGGCTTGCGCAAGCAGGTCGCCGCACTCGCTGCCGACGCTCGACGTGCCGGCGCTGCGGCCGGAAGCTCGGCAACCGGCGACGCCCTCGATCTGCTTGCCGACCTGTTCGGCCTGGCTGACGAGCGCGCGGGAGAGCTGGCGAAGATCGCTGACGAGCGGGGCATCGCCGGCCAGCAATGCGAGCGCAGTTACGACGCGTTGATCGGCAACACGCAGTCCAATTCGCCGCGGTAACGCGGCAATCAAGGCTCGATGGCCTCGAGAGAAACAGGGCGACCGAAGGGCGTGCGGCAACACGCTCCCCGGTCGCCTTTCCACTGTCTGAGCCAGTGAATCGGCCAAGGCCCTGCTACCTACCGGTAGGCGGGCCGGATTCTACACCAAGTTTAAAAGCGGCTTTCACAATGGCAAATCCCATCATTCCGTGGATCGGCGGCAAGCGTCGACTCGCAGACCACATCATTCCGCGTTTTCCGGCACACGACTGCTATGTCGAGGTATTCGCCGGCGGGGCGGCGCTGTACTTTCTGCGACCGCCTGCCAAGGTCGAAGTCATCAACGATGTCAACGGCGAGCTCATCAATCTGTACCGCGTCGTGCAGCATCACCTGGAGGAGTTCGTGCGTCAGTTCAAATGGGCGTTGACGAGCCGGCAGGTGTTCGAGTGGCTGAAGCAGACCGTTCCGGAAACGCTCACCGACATCCAGCGCGCGGCCCGGTTCTACTACCTGCAGAAAAGTTGCTTTGGGGCGAAGCTGGAAGGACAGACGTTCGGCACGGCGACGACAACGCCGCCCGGCCTGAACCTGCTGCGCATCGAAGAGGAGCTATCAGCGGCGCATTTGCGGCTCGCGAACACGTTCGTTGAGCGGCTTGATTGGGCTGCGTGCATCGATCGGTACGATCGGCCGCATACGCTGTTCTATCTGGATCCGCCGTACTACGAGGCGGAAGGTTATGGCGTGGCGTTTCCGTTCACGGAGTACGAGAAGATGGCACAGCGGCTGCGCACGCTTAAAGGTCGTGCGATCGTCAGCCTGAACGACCATCCGGAAATCCGGCGTGTGTTCGCTGGCTTCCATATCGAGACCGTGCCGATTCAGTACACGGTCGGCGGCGGTAGGGGCGTCGAGCGCAATGAGCTGATCATTTTCAGTTGGGACGACGCGGCTCACCCGGCAGGGCTGTTCTGATGGGATGTTGCCGGCGCGATCGATCGCGCCGGCTTGTTCAGATATCCGCGTATCGTGGCAGCAAGTCCTCATCGACAAGGCGGATCTCGATGCGGTTCGCCGCCTCGACGTGCTCGGGGTTGTCGATCGAGAACGGTGCGTCTGTGACGCTCACGATGATCGTGCCGGTTTGCTTGCCGTCTGCGGGAACGGGAATCAAGGCGCGGGCCTCCGGCACCTGTTGTTGCGTGATGACTTTCGGTAGGTACAGCATCCAACCGACACCGGGCTTGTCATTGAAGACCTGCTTGTCGAAGTATCCGTTAGGGGCCGCTTCGATCGTATCGGGTCCGAATGTAGAGGCGACCCCCTCGATAATCGTCGCGAAATCCTGGAAGGTTGGAAAGCAAGCGGGATTACCGACTCGCATCGTGAAGCGGTCTGGGAGGATTTTTGCGTCCGTCACGTGGCAGGACATCGACGCACCCTCGTTAGGCTGTGTCGTGCCGTTCCAGATGGACGCGCTGGAGATCCCATGCTTGTGCCCGCTTGCATCTTCCGTCAAGACTGCAATCGCCGCTGTCGTCGGTGAGCCATCCGGCTCGAACGCCGGATACAGCGTTGCCTCCTCAAGTGAATTGCCCTTGAGCCGCCAGTTTGTGAACTCCATTGCAGGACTCGCAAGCATCAGCCTTGCAACGATCTTGGATTCGCGCGTCAACATTCCGCGGAAATCGCTCGATGCAAGGGTAAGGTCGCGAAACAATGCGGTAATGTTCATGGTCGGTTATGGTTGGTAGATCGCGAGTACGCCGAAGGCTGCAGCGATCGGTGCCATTCGCCGCTGCGTAAGCGGTGTCTGAAAATACCACGTCAACGCGGCCGGTGGATTTGCTCGAACGTGCATCGCCTGCTCAGTGAGCTGCTGTTCCATTTTGTCGAACCCGCCAAAAAAGTCCTCTGAGCCGGGGATCGAGCCGTCAAGAAATTGATCATAGTTTCCCTTCGCCTCTTGCAGCATGCATTCTCCGGGCTGGAACCCGTCGAAGTGCGTGCCGAGCCATTCCCACTCATCGCTCCAGCGGCACTCTTCAGTGTCGAACGCGAATCCAGTGATGCGCGCCTGATAGCGGTATGCGTTCCAGTTCACGCCGTGGTTGCGTCGGACCTTGGTGCCAAGTTCCGGCGGGCACTTCTTGCAGCTTTCGCCGGTGCGCGGAATTGCCCGGACGTCGGGCTTTGCGTCACTTTTGTCCTTCGGCGTATCACCCGACAGACTCGCCGTTCCCGCCACCGTCGCCCCGCCCAACAAGGCGACGCCAGCGCGCGCCAAGAGCGGCCCAAGTTCCACCGCGGCCGCTTCGATTATCGGTACCACCAATCCCGCCATTTCGAGATCCCCCGTTGTATTCCGGATGTTCGATGCGCCATTTGATGACGCGAAGGTAATCGTGAAAGCGCTCGTCGGCCGATCGGCCGGGGCGCGTGATCCACGCGCGCGTCGCAGGTCTCGCGTAGAACTTTGGCGCGTATGCCTCGATTCGAAGAAACGCGGCCACGTTCTCGTCGGACTGAATGCCGAGCTGGCGAGCCGCGACGTATGCGTTCCAGAGACGTGTCGCCAGTGTTTCGTCGTCTGCCAGCTTCGGGTCGGCTTTGACGAGGTCTAGCCGGGTGCGTTCGACGTAACCACGTGCATCGATCTCGGCAAGGCCCGCGACCTGTTCGCCTGTCAGTTCAAGCATGCGGGTGCACTCCCTTCAGTTTTCCCTTCAACTCCACGAGCCAGTTGAATGTCGGGACGAAGAACTGCGTGCGCTGCGTGAGTTCCATCAGCGATGCCATGTCGGCCATGATGCGGGCGTCGTAAAAGCGGAAGAGTGCGGTGCGTCCATCCGGCAGACGTACGTCGAGCCGGCGGCGCAGCTCGTCCGCGAGCGATTCGATCGGGTAGGCGCTGATGAGCCATGACACACCGGTCGAGCCGCCGGCCATCGCCGAAAGCGCGCGTCGAACGCCGCCGGACGCTCGTTCCCAATCGAGCAGCCACGGTCCGGCGTCGGCGAGCGAGGCGTCCGGTGTGCCATCAAAGAGGGCGACTGCCGCTTGCGATCGCTCAGGCGCTGAGCCACCCGCCGCGTCTGCGAACAGCAGACCGTCGACCAGCGCGTACAGGTGCACCTGCGTCGTGAGCTGCTGTTGGCGTTTAAAGAAGAATCCTTCGATCGAGACGTCGGTCATGGGCTTACCCGCGCGCGATCAGGGTCGCCGCGTTCTCGGCGGCGGACTTCAGACATTCAAGGCAGAGCGTCGGGGAAGGGGCCAACGCTGCAGCCGCGGCGGCCACAGCGCCGCCGGTCGTTGCTTCGCCGGCTCCGACGTCGTCGAGCGTCGCGGAAGACTGCGATGCGATCAGCGTCGCACCGCACGCGGTCTTCATGCCCTCGATGGCCGTTTCGCGGCCAGCAATCTGGTGCGGGTAGCGTCGCCCGGTGGCGGGCAGGATGGGAAAGACGCCTTTGCACTGCGGGCAAAGTACCTTGTGCCCGACGCCGGCAATGGGTTTCCCGTCAATGGTCGCGGTCGCGGCGCCCTCCAGCACGCGGCCGCCGTGCGTCGTCGTGTCGCCGACGCAGATCATGGATCGGGCCATGTGTTCTCTCGTAGATGTGGTTTTCGTATGAATTTACCACTTCCGCAAGAGCAGTCGATCGCAGCCGGCCGGGCGGTCCGTCAAATTGTGTCAACCGGCTTAGAGCATCGTCGCCCGTTGCTTCTCTGCCCTGAGCAGGTGTCGGAGGCGCTGAAGCGGGCCTTGGCCACCGCCAAGATCCCCCTTGTCGTCGATGTGCTTGTCGACATAGTCGAACCACTCCTGCACCCGCTCGATTGACTTTCTCAGCGCGAGAATTTCGAGGATCAGCAACCTGACCTGCGGGTCGGTGTAGTCTCGCCATAGTGCACGCAACTCCGAATCGGTGGGCGCATCGAAGTCCGGCATGGTCGGCTTCAGTTTGACGCGGCGGTCTCTGAGCGGGACACGATTCCGGTCAACCTTACCCGCTTCGATGCGGCGCGATTGCGCCGGCAGAAGCGGGTCGTAGACGGCCTCGATCCACGACGCCAGCTCGCGTTCGGTCAACTCGATGGGCGTGCGTTTCCATTCCTCATCGCCGAGGAACCGATACTCCCAAAAATACGCCCACTGAGGTTTGATCATCGCGCGAGTACTGTATAAAAACACAGTGTATCGCGGGGCAAGATAAGACCGTAACTCAATAAATTGGGGACCATTCATCGCCCGCGGACTCACGATGCTCAGTGCCCTTTATGGCCTATAGTCTGTGACGTATCAGCAAAGCAATCGCCTCATCTGTGTCAATCCCAAGGAGCTTCTATGTCGCGACTTGGCCATGAACGGGCAGCCTTGGTGGAGGCCGACAAGCATCTGCGCACCGCTGTCTATCTCATTGTCGCGCAGGAACATAGAATCGCGCGCAACCGCGGCGCCGGACTGGATACAAGTCTGTCAGAAGATTTGCTCTGCACGATGAACTCGATCCTGCGAACCTTACTTGCACATCGTGAGCAAATTGTCAGGGCAATCGAGGCGGAACAGGCGCTACGCCGGCTTCATCGACATCTGAAAACCAACGGACGGCTATGTGCACGAATTACGTTGCGCCCGGCGAAGATCCGGGGCTGAGCGAGCTGCGAATCGACAGCTTCGTCGATCTCTACCGCTGGCATCCGTGGAAGCCCGAGATCTACCAGGATTACGACGCGCCGATCGTTGCCAGCATCGACGGGCAGTTCAAGCCATTGATCGCCGGTTTCGGGTTCTGGCCGCGTGCGCTTCAGAAGGCGAACGTCGAGCGGGCGAAGGAGCACGGGCGCAAGCCGCCAGTCATCCGCAGCACGATGAACGTGCGCGACGACAATCTCGGGAAGTCACCGCTATATGGGCCGGCGTGGAAGTCGGGTGCTCGATGCTTGATTCCAGCGAGGTACGTGGTCGAGCCGTCCTATCCCGATGCAAAGCTGGACACCAATGGGAACTGGACACTCGGTGCGTGCGTGTGGCAAAAGATCGGCGTAGTCGACCGCGAAACGATGTGTATTGCCGGTATCTGGCGCACCTTGAAGGACTCGGACGGCAAGGCGCGTCACGTGATGACGATGATTACGGTCAACGCGGACGGCCACCAAATCATGTCACGTATGCACAAGCCGGCCGAGGAGAAACGGTCGGTCGTCATCCTGCAGCCGAACGATTGGGAAGAATGGTTGACGACGGCGAATATCGAGGCAGCGCGCGCGATGCTGCAGCTCTATCCGGCCGAGGAGATGGTCGTGGAACCAAAGTAACTTGGGGACCTAAATCCGTGCAGGTCGATCAACTCTCGGCGGGTATCGGCGCAGCCAGCGCGGAGACTGGATGCCCAACGGTATAGTAATTGCAGTAGTGACGGGATGCGCCCGAAATTGACAGTAGGATGCGATTTAATAGAACCATCAGCGCCTTATTTTCGCGAATCACTGTTATGAAGTTGCCTTCTTTAATTTGGCGTCCGTGAGCGGCTTTATTTCTATTTGTCCATGCCGATAACTCGACTGGACCGACCTCGATTGATAGCTCGGCGAAAAACCGCTCCATCACAGTGCCTTGCGGTGCAGAATTTAAAGATTGAGCTTTTCGAGTAAGAAGGGCGGTTGTCGCCTTATCGCAATCCAGTTCACAAATGAGCTTCTCGATTTGATTTGAAAGTATTTTCCAAGTGCCTCCGTCAAGAATTGTGGTCTTGAATTTTGTTCCCTGCTGTTCTGCGTACTTTCGTTGGAGCGACTCTATTGCTGCGCCATAGTGGACTGCGGCAATGTGAACCGGGGCCGCCGCGGCATGCCAGTACGCCCAAAAGACGCTTTGAAGCTCAAATGCATCGTACACATCCCATAGCGCCGTCATCATGCGTTCAAGTATATTCTTGTCAATTTCGTTGTATGATCGATCACATAACGGCGTCGGTGGTAACGTAATCAGCTTGAATACTGATCCATGCATTGTGTGTGCTGTTGTGGATTTGAAGTGAATGGGGTGCCACTGATCATCAAAATTGGTAAAGCCAAGATCCACGAGAAATTGACCGAGGCAGAACGATAGAATGTCCCTAACTTTAGCCTGATCTTCGTAGCTCGGATTTCCTTTGTATAAGATGAATCCCGGTGAGCGAATTCCCTCGATCTTTAAATTTCGAGGTTTAACGACAAAGATATCTAATCCGGCGAGTGAAAGGTGGACGCAGGAGCGGCTAGATCCTCCGGATTGGGAGGAGTCGCTCAATTCTATCGCTAGCTGATCACCGCGATATATTAAAGTGCTCGTGGTAGTGGCTTCGCGGGCGACTGAGTGTGGCCAGACGAAATGGTCCGGCATATTTTCCAGCCACTGTATCGTGTGCGCGACCTTCTGATCAACTGTTGCAGTCCATTCCACGGAATGGAGTTTTGACTGTTCTGTTTTAATCGCATCTGATGGAGCTGCCCCGAATGAGTGCGTGAGACTGAAAGGCACTACGCCACGAGCGATTGCGGTCTCGCCGGACGGTCCAATGAAGCGTATTTCTTCAGTCGACCGTCGAACAGTTCCGCTCAATATCGGTTCGGCCCTGCTGCTGCTGTCTATTCGGGAGACGGTCTCAAAGATCAGGTTTAGATCATCATCGCGTTTCAGCGCAAATTGTTTGATTGGTCCGTAGAGTGGTCCGCAATCAACAACGGAGCATGTGGACAGATAGCCAATCACGCACTCCCATTCCCAAGCGTTCATTATCTTTTTCCGTTAAGAGGTGCTGCTGCATATGCCCATGAGACGTATGGTTTCCGGTGCGTACCGGTTACGCCCTACAAAACCTCTGTTGCCGAAAACCAGCTTGATGCTGGTCTTCGGCTTATAGTCGTGCTATTTTTCGGAGGAGGATGGCTCCTTGACGCTGTCGAAACCGTAATCGCCCTTCTTGATTTTCTTCTGTGCCTTGGCGAAATGTCGATCAGGAATAATCGGATTTGCTGACCGTGCGTCATCCATCCGCTGCATCAGGGTATTAAACTCTTCTTCCAGCTCTTCTGTTGTACGCGTCGCGCCGATTCGCGACGCCTGTCGAAATCGATCTTGCAGCGTTTTGAATCTATTTGCACTATCTGCAATCGTCTTTAGGCTTACATCTAGATCGAGCGCCTTGAAAATTGCAGGGAACAACCCAGCAACCAATGCCGCGATTGCGATCGGCCAGTCGAAATATGGATCGCGCACGAAGATACGAGCGCTGGCAAACGAACTGCAAATAATCGGCAAGACGATGAATGCGACGCGGAATACACGTACCTCCTTTTGCCAACTGAAGAGCGCCGTGGATGTGTAGAGGCACGATTCTTCCTGCCGTTTGGCTTCATCAATGATTTGTTGTGTGCGTTGCTCCATTAGACCCATTTTGGAATATCCGTGCCGTAGATTTTTTGCCACTCATCGCCTGCGTTTGCCATGTCGTTCGATTCTTCATAGATGCACGCCTTTTCCGCGCGTGCCAAGGCGGACTCCGCACGGGACTTCCACGCCTCGCCGAGCCGCAAGAGGTCGTACGTACCGGGTGCCAACAAGTACGTATTCGCCTTAGTGATCATCCACTTAAAAAAGTCGCGGCTGATCCAGTCATAGTAAAAATAGTCGTTGTTGCGCCACGGGCATTGATCCAGAAATTCAATGGCGAGCAGTTCCAGGTAGAAGGACTTGATCGGAACTGAGCACCATGACTGCCATGCCTTGAGCATGCGAATCAGTCGCCGCGCATTATTTGACGTGCGTGCGTCGGCTGCATTGATCGTATCAATCTCATGCCAAGGCATGGTCTTCCTGTACGAGCCGCCGTTCGTGGTGTCACAGACGTAATACGACCGCTCCTCTTGGCTATACAGAAAGGCAGGGACAACCTCGACGTTATAGCTGGTGAGGCCAGCCAGCACCACCGGGCCATCACCTTTGATGGAACTGGTCGGATACGACGCAAGCAGCTTGGCTTTTACCTCTTGCAAGAGCGCGGACTGTCTATTTACCCCCGCAGAGTATCCCGCGAACCGATTGTAGACCTCGATCGGCAACACGAAATACAGGTCAATGTCGCGTGGGGGGCGCACTCGCGTGCCTTTTGCCCACGACCCAATGAGGAACGCGTTGTCAGTCGGCGAATTAGATCCGTAGTATGCCGCATTGAGGCACGACACCACGCCACAGACATTCGCCACGCCGTCCTCGATCTGCAGATCGGTCAACTCCAGATTGTCGAGGAACGCTTTAAAACGCTTAGTGAGATGAATCCATTTCGGTTCACTCTGGGCTGACGTCACGGGAGTACCAAGTCCGGCTAACCCGGCGACAGGGACCGCAGGCAACGCGTTAAGCAGCGTCGCGGCTGCGGAAATACCTCCGCTCTGTGGCTGGGTCGCGGAGGAGGCGGCAAGTCCTAGAGAGAAGGGGCTATTGGGCGGGACCTGGCTCACGACTTCTCCAATGGATGCCGCATGTGCGGGAACCTCTACACTATCCTGCGACGGTTAAAAAATCTACTTCCTCTTGTCGGGGCGATAGCCGGTTTCTATAGACGGCGAACGCGGATGTTAATCTTGATAAACGATTGTTTGGTAAGCATCTGCGACGGCCAGCAAAGCCGTTTAGGCGGGATGACTCCAGGTCGCGCCTTCGGGTAGATCGAGAAAGCCCGCGTAGGCGCGGCTCCAAAGTCGATCAGCTTCCCCGCTGACTCTGGGAAAAGTTGCTTTGGCTGCGCCAGTGAACCCCCGGTCCGCCACGCGAGGGTAAAGCCTGCACGACGTGCGTCTTTGTTCTGCCCGTACAACTAGGGTAATCGTCCGTAATGCCCCTCGTTTACGATGCCCAGATGCGTATGTGGCGACCCGGCCCGCCAAGTTGTCGGGTATTCTTGCAGCTCCATACCATAAAGAACACGCGGGGGAATTGTGACCAAGACCAAGGAAGACTTGCCGCAAGAGGCACCCACTAATCAGCCGGAGCCGGAACCGTTGAAATGCGGAATCGTGATGCCAATTGCATCGATGGACGGCCTCCCTGCTGATCATTGGCTGGAAGTAAAATCGATCATCATTGATGCCGTGAGCACGATCGAAACGCCTAAATTCACCACTGCCTTGGTGAGCGAATCCGACGATGTAGGAGTAATCCACAAGAGGATTGTCCAAGGAGTCTATCAGGCGGACATCGTTGTCTGTGACGTTAGCGGAAAGAATCCTAACGTCCTGTTCGAGTTGGGTATGCGACTAGCGTTCGATAAGCCAACCGTTATCATCAAGGATGATAAAACGGATTATATGTTTGACACCGGGGTAATCGAACACCTTACGTATCCGCGAGATCTTCGTTTCCAGCGCATTGTCGCATTCAAGGAAACCTTAGCAAAGAAAGTCTTGGCGACATATGTTTCGGCTACGACCGATCCAGAACATTCGACCTTCTTAAAGAGCTTTGGAACATTCAAGGTCGCGCAATTGAACGAAAAGGAAGCTTCTGCAGAAACGGTTATGTTCGAAATGCTGGCCGATATGCAAAAAGAAATCCGGATTCTCCGGCGGACGGCCTTCAACGGCGGACCTCGATATTTCGATTCTAAGTTCACCAGTATCGAAGAAATGTACGACCTGGTAGGCAGGGCAGAAGCACTCGTAAAATTTAGTGGTCCCGAGGCTTGGCGCGAGCTCGAAACAATGCGAAACCCGCTGATTCAGTTATCTCGCAGTAAAAACCTCCCACCACCGCTGCGAGAAAAGGTGGACGAAATAGTTGCTGCGATGAGCTCAACCAATATCCCGGCGAACGAATCGGTGCGCACCGATCACCAAAAGCAGTAAAGCCTGCCTCCCGTCAGTTCACCGGCCGACCCGGAAATATTGAGCGCGAGTTTTGGCGTAGCTTTCTGATCGACGCCTTGTCAGACAAGGCGCAGGTACTGCTGCATCATTGGGGTGACGGGTGCAGGTGTTGCAGCGGGTTGCGTGCTCATGTGACCGGGGAAAAGTTGCTTTGGCCGCCCGAGTTTGCCAGTGTGCTGGACGGGATCGATCGAAGTTTGCCACCTGGCCAGGTGCAGTGGAGGGCAAGCTGCTGCTGCCGGCCATATACAGCCATTGGCCTGTGCTTGTGTGCAGACATTCGAAGGTCGGCTCAGGTCGGCGTGACAGAGCTCCTGAGACGACTGTGCACGCCCCTTGTCGGCAAATCTGCAAGATAACGGAGCGGCGTCATCAAAGATGTGAATTACTTGCCACGGTTCTTTCCGGTTTTGCTGGCGCGCTGTAACATCCCCTTCAGTTCCGGCTAGACAACGCAGAGACGGCCCGGAAGTGGTATTTAAATGGAGGAAGCCCACCGTGGTGCGAGTCACAATCCCCGAAGAGGTCGCCGCAGAGGTGATGTTTCTCGCAGACCGCACTTGCTGTATATGCAGGGACCCTCGAAGGAAAGTTGAAATTCATCATATTGATGGCGATCCATCGCATAACGACATTAATAACCTTTCCGTAATTTGCAAGGACTGCCATAGCGACGCACACACGACCCAGGCGTTTGCGCGGAATTTAACCCCGGCGTTAATCAGAAAATACAACGAAAGCTGGCGCGAAATCGTCCGCATTCGGATTATGCCTGGCGGAGAGGAGGCAGAGGCTCTGGAATATCGAGCACAGATTTTGCTGGAGATTTACCTTATCCCGCATCACTGGCTTAACCGATTGCTAGATCTCTTCGAGGGACGTGTTAGCGATGAAGACGCTGCCGGACCTAATCGGTGGGAATATTTAGAGAGAGTTGTTAAACCCGCTTACTCCAAAGGGGCGTGGGAACACTATAGGCCATTATTCGAACGCACAAGCGACAGCCTCTCGAAGGATCTTGAAAGAATTGTCATGATATATGGAGATGCACTGAAACCACGAATTAAACTTCAGGTGCAACGAACGACCCGCTGCCTTAGAATGGAGCGCGCTGGGTATTTGTTTTTGCCAAAATTGATTCGCCAAGAACCTGATATACCAATTGATCGATTTTTCCAGCTACGATTTAGTAGCAGCATTTTTTCTCTTTCGGCGCTTTCAACAATGGCCGACCGAGAGCGGGAGATTCTCGAACCCAATAAAAGCGGGCAAAATCCGATGGCTTTGGACTTCTAATGGCCCGTTGTGACTTGGAAGCGGTCATGGTGTCGGAGCCAACGTGTAAGCTCGTTCCGGGTCGGTAACGGCCCGTCCAGAAAAATGTCGGAGCAGGTTTCAGCGTAGCTTTGTGTGCCCGGACTTGTCAGATAAGCGGCAGGTACTGCTGCATCATCGATCATTGACGAAGGCGGCATCGGTATCGTGGCCCATGCATGCCTCCTGCTCGATGCCATCGAGCCAATTCGCCCAAGCCTGCATCATGTCCCGTCGCTCGGGCAAGTACTTGGCGTGGTTATAAGTCGAGCGAGTCTTGTCTTTGTCCTTATGCGACAGCTGCATTTCAACAACTTCATCTTTCCAGCCCATCTCATGGAGGTTCGTTGACGCGGTTGCTCGGAAGTCGTGACCGGTTATCGGTTCAGGATTATTCGGCATCATGGAATCGAGCGCCCGATTGATTGTTGCCCGACTCATGTGCGGCCGTTTTCGATTGCTATGAAGGATCGGCAGGATATATCCGCGATTTCCGTACAACTCCTGGAGCTCGCGTAGCAGAGCGATCGCTTGCGTAGGGAGCGGAACGATGTGAAGCCGTCGCGATTTGATCTTCTCCGGAGGGACTCGCCACTCAGCGGCGGCGAGATCGATTTCCTCCCAGCGCGCGCGACAAAGCTCGACCGTTCTCGGAAACAGCATCATCAGCAGGCGGATCGCAATCGTGGTTCTCCTGCTCTTGTACAGGGGCAATTGTCGAAAGAGCGCCTTCAGTTCTTCACGGCTCAGCGGCCGAGCATGCTCGGTCGGTGGCTTGAGAACTGCTCCGCGCAACACCGAGGCTGGATCGGTATCGGACCGAAGCGTGATCACCGCGTACTGAAACACGTTGGATATGTACTGACGCAGTTTGATTGCTACGGAAGGTGAGCCGCGCTTTTCGACCCGGCGCATCAACGTAAGCACATCGTGGGCGGTAATGGAGCGGATTGGGCGGTTCCCGATGTACGGGTATGCGTCTGCTTCGAGCATGCGCAGAATCTCGCCGAAGTGCCGCTGAGTCCACGTCTTGCGCTTCTTCTCCAGCCACTCGTCGCTGACGGCACGAAAAGTGGCTTTGCCTTCGTTAATGCGCGCAGACAACACTTCCTGTCGCGCATGGGATGGGTGTAGCCCCTTTCTGACGAGCTCACGGGCATCGTCGCGCGCTACGCGCGCGGCCTGAAGGCTGATGGTGGGATACTCGCCGATCGCGAAGACATTTTCCTTTCCGGCAATTCTGTACTTGTATCGCCAGAGCTTGGAGCCGGACGGGTTCACCAACAGATACAGTCCATTGCCGTCGGTAAGTTTGGTAGGCTTGTTGCCTGCCTTCGCTTGTCGGATCTTGAAGTCGGTAAGTGGCAC